CCCCATCGCCGGCCATTGCGTCTTCTTCGGCGGCGGCTACGTCAACGAATACCGCTCCATGTGCCGCTCCCTGCTGAAGTAACAGACTTGGCTCCCCTCAGAGGGGGAGCCAAGAACGCATCCGCTCTCAGCTCAGTGCGTCCTTCAACTTGCTGAAGAACCACCATTCACGGGAATGGCGTGATTCCAACGTTTCTGAGGGTTTCATACGGGCTTCAAAACGTTTTTGCCCACATTTTGCCCACATTCTTTCACGTCCGTCTCCACCTGCACCACGGCGTCGAGCATACGGGCAACATCCATCAAATCGCTGTCGAACAGGTCGGCGTACACGTCCAACGTCATGCTCGCGTTCTTATGGCCCAGCATCCTCTGTAATGCTTTGACGTTCGCGCCCGCGTGCACGGCCAGCGAGGCGGCGGTGTGACGCAGGTCATGAGGCACCGGCCAATCGTCCCGCTTCCAGCCCAGACGGGTGAGCGTGTGCGTCCACCATCCCGTCTCGCGGGCGAGGCTCTGCTTGCGGATAGGGCCTCCACGCACGTCACGGAACACGCGCTCCTCGTGTTCGCGTTGCTCGCATATCGGTTTGAGCGCGTCCATGACTATGCGGGGCATGGGCACGTCACGGCGTTCGTGGTTCTTCGGGGTGCCCTCGGCCCATTTGGCGTTGACGTATACGAGGTTGCGGCGCACGTGCAGTATGCCGGCGTCGAAGTCGAGATCGCGTCTTTGTAATCCGGCCGCTTCGCCCCATCTCAGCCCGCAGAAGCCCAATAGCAGTATGAGCGCCCGGCGCTCCTCTCCCAGCTTCCGGCAGTTCGACGCTTCGTTGGCGAGTGCCAGCAGTCTGGTAATGGTCAGGTAGATGCGGCGATCCTTGCGTTTGGGGAGTCTCGGCAGTTCGATGCCGTCGCACGGGTTGGAGGAGATGAGCTTGTCCCGCACAGCCATGCTGCATATGCCCTGCATGATCTGGTATGGGCGGCTGACGGATGGTGCGCCGGACTTATCGATTATGCTTCCGACCCATGCCTGGACTTCGGCGTGTGTGATGCTGCCTATCTGCCGTTCTGCCCATTTGGCCTCGCAGTGGCATTTCCATGCGCTGTCCATGTTGGAACCCGAAGTCGCCTTCCAAAACGGCTTCTTTTCGGCAATCCACTGGTCATGCAGCGTGCCTATGCGTTGTTTGCCGCCTTCCGGGTCGATGTAGCTGCCGGTGGCCTTGGCTATGGTGACGTGTTCCGCAGCCCACGTCTCCGCGTCAATCTTGCGGCGGAAGCCCCTCTTGTCGGTTTGCGTGCCGTCGGGTTTCCGATAGCGGACTCGATACCTGTTTTCGCCTTTGGCCGTCCTGTATCTGGTGATGTTCGCCATGATTTTTTCACTCGCTCATACTTGTTTTCGGTTTTAACGTGTTTTAACTGATAACGCCCGAGATTTTGCGCAAATTGGTTGAGGGCCTGAGATAGAGACATGGCCCGTGTCCTGTGTACGATTTTCTGTCGCCAAACAAAACAAACCGCGATTGGAAACGAGGGCACGAAGCCATGTCACAGCAGATTCTACAGGTCGACCAGGCCATGTTGGAGACCACCCTGGACCGGATGGTCCGCAAAAGCGTCGAGGAGACCCTGAACGCGATGCTCGACGCGGAGGCCGACGAGATCACCGGCGCCGCGCGCTACGAGCGCAGCGGGGAGCGGAAGGCCTACCGGGCCGGCCACTACGAGCGCGACCTGACCGTCAAGGCCGGCAAGATGAGTCTCAAGGTGCCGAAACTGAAAGGGGCGGTGTTCGAGTCGGCGGTGATCGAACGATACCGTCGGCGCGAGGAGAGCGTCGAGGAGGCGCTGATCGACATGTATTTGGCCGGCGTCTCCACCCGGCAGGTCGACGATGTCAGCCAGCTGCTGTGGGGCGACCGCATGCCCTCGCAGACCCTGAGCGACAAGCTCAAGAAGGTATACGCCGACATCGACGAATGGCGTGGCAGGCCCCTCGAACAGGATTACCCGTACCTGTTCATGGACGGCGTGTGGCACAAAAGGTGCTGGGGCGGGTCCGTGGAGAACGTGAGCATCCTGGTGGCCGTCGGCGTCGGTATGGACGGGCGGCGCGAGGTGCTTTCGGTGGCCGAGGGCATGAAGGAGGACTCGGAAAGCTGGCGCGAATTCATCAAAGGCATGCTCGCGCGCGGCCTCAAGGGCGTGAGGCTGGTGACGGGCGACCGGTGCGCCGGACTGGTGGCGGCTGTGAACGAATTGCTGCCCGGCGCCCGCTACCAGCGGTGCATGGTCCACTTCGAACGCAACATCCTCGCCAAGGTCAACCCCAAAAACAGGGACTGGGCCGCCGACGCGCTGAAGGCCATATTCTCCATGGAATCGAGGGACAAGGCGCTGGAGAAGGCGGAATCCGTCGCCAAGGACATGGAGGCGCGGAAACTGAGGGAGGCCGCCAAATGCCTCAGGGAGGGCATCGGCGAGACCACGACCTACCTGCTCGACGACTACCCCCGCGAGCATCGCCGCCGCATCCGAACGAACAACATGATCGAACGGCTGAACCGCGAGATCCGCCGGCGCACGCGCGTGGTCGGCAGCTTCCCGGACGGGCGCAGCGCGTTGATGCTCATCTGCGCGAGAGTCCGCTACGTAACTTCCAGCGAGTGGTCGACGCGACGCTACCTCGACATGTCAAGGCTCGGTGAGAACGTACAGTCAGCGAACTGATCATCGCCACGGGGACGGGCGAAGACCAAAGTGCGCAAAAACTCGGGCACTACCTTTTAACTGGTATTAATGTGTTTTAATGAGATTTGACGGATAACAGGGAAATTAATAAAATATTCTCTTTACGCCAAAATCGGAAAGGAGACGGCCATGACCATGACCGATACCGGCGTGAAGCCGATTCCGGCATACGTGCCGCCCGAGGACGGCAAGCCACGCAACGCCGTGGACGAGAAATGGATGAAGCTGACCCGCAGCGCCCGCCATTACATGGAACGCAGGGCAAAGGCCCGGAAGGAAACCATCGATGGGTCTGAAGCTCGTCATTGAGCGCGAATGCTCCAGAGACCATCAGACGGCCCTCAGGCAGTTCCTGTGCTGTGAACCTGGAGGCCCCGAATGGGCGATGGACCCGCAACGCTACATACGTGACCTCAGCGTGCGCAAGACCCCGAAGGGGATCATGCGCACGCTTCTTGTCGTATCCGGAGATATTCCCCTGCATGATGACGTGGTCGGCTTCTGCGAATACGGCGTAGCCGTGGAAACGACCGATGAGCATGAGGGCGTCTACCAGATCTCGTATATCGCCACCGCTTTGAAGGTGCGTGGCACACATCTCGGAGACACTCTGCTCTCCTCGGTTATCGTGCGCCTGCGTGACGATGCCTGGCGTTTCAACCGCACGCCACTCGTGCTCACCCAGGTGGATCCGCGCAACAAGCCCAGCATGGACCTGTTCACACGATTCGGATTCATGGACGAGGGGCCGGATCCCGACGACCCGGAATACCATCTGCTGTCCCTGGAGTTTACCCCGCAGGAGCGCGGAAACTACTTCGGCAGCACACTCGCGTTCTTCTGACATTTCGGGTATAGCTCCGCCAGGCCTATCGGCTATGATGGGTAGGCGAAGCGTCCTCCTTTCTTGAACTAGCTGGATTCTTCAACCGCCCTATCGGTGTGCAAGACCGATAGGGCAATTCTTTCTAATCGAAATTCAATACGATGTTTTTGCCTATTGTGCGTTTTGCTGACCTCATATATGCGGCCAACTCCACTCTGTCGATAGGGTCACTTATCCCCATATATTCGGCAGGGTTAAGGCTGATACTGAATGTTGCATCACCTTTTTGGTCATACTTCCATGTGTAGTCGGAAGAAGAAATCGATGTTTTGCTTCCGTCTGCTTTCACGATGGTATTAGCATCATTCCCGAGCGGGAGGAACGAGGCTTCATCGCCAGTAACGGAATAAACGGTAATCAGCGGACTATATTCAACTTTGCCGCTCGTGTTTATCTGAATATCACCATCGATGATCTTTACAGTTGCGGAAAGAAAAGCCGTCTCTCCAGATTTCTCTCCGGACTGCTGTTTTAGTTGCTCACTCGTGTCCTGCTTGTCTGACTCGTTGTTCAATCCGCGAATATCTCCAAATGTCAGTATCGACGGCCGGTCATTTGTTTCTCCAACGTCACACACGACCGTCTGGACTACAGACTGATTAACCGTTGCATCGTTGAAGATAACGCGAATAGTTCCATCATCATTATCGGTTATATCCACATTGCTGAGCTTGTAGTAAAAACCTTTGGGCGCTTCGATTTTCGCTTGACGTTTACATGCGGTAAGGGCATGTCCTTCAGTCAATGGCGCGGGTTCCCCGCAAGAGGCCAAGGACACAACCATAGCCATACAACATAGAAGTGTAATCGTTTTCTTCATTTCATCCTCTTCCTATACAGTCACGTTGTCATGTAGCCACTGTCGATAATCCTGGATGATTTGGATGGTGACATTGAGCTCGGCGGCTATCTGGTACGGGTTGCCGTCATACATACGTTCGGCCAAAGCGTATTCGGCCGGGTTGATAAGCAGTATCGCGGTCTCGTGTCTGCATCGTTGTTCGAGTTTGCCGCCGCGGCAGCCGTTGCTGGTGTCGTCGCCGTGTTGCCAGTGGACGAGTTCGTGGACGAGGGCGCAGCGTTTGCGCGTGTAGGTGATGCGCCGGTCGATGAGCACGGTGTTGGTGGCGAGGCAGTATATGCCGTCGAGTTTGCCGGGAAGCCACGCGCTGGCCACGTGCAGGTCGGGTGCGACAGTGTACAGGGCCATGCGCATCTGCCCGTAGCTCATGCGCGGCGACAACGGCAGGCCGGTCATTTCTGGTCCAATCCTCTGGCGAACTTCTCGAAGTCGGACAATTGGTCGGGGCTTGACTGGTTGTATCGTGCGAGTTCGGCCCGGGCTTTCACGTCGGCCTGTTTGCGGGTGACCTTGCCGATGTCGGGCATGAGCGGGCCTCCGGTCAGTTGGATGTAGGTGTTGACGAGTTGCAGGCATTCGCTCATGGTGGTGGTCTGCATGTTCTCGATGCGGCTTTCGATCATGTCGAGGAACCCGCTGGACAGCCGGTTGAGCTTGTTGATCTCGTCCTCGCTGAGATAGTTCTTGGCGATGGTCACGTCGGACGAGTGAATGCGCCCGTCCGGCGCGTCCTTCCATGTGGTGAGTCCCATGTGGGGCTTGCCGGCGTCGGCGCGTTCGTGGATGATTTCGGGTGCGGTGTGCTGGGTGACGGCGTAGTGGAACCGGTTCTGCACGTTCTTGTAAAAGGTGCGCACGATGGGCGCGTCCTTGTCGTAGTCGGTGCAGATTTCCTGGAACACCTCGCAGATCTGCACGTAGAAGCGTTTCTCGCTGGCGCGGATGTCGCGGACACGTTGGAGCAGTTCGTGGAAGTAGTCCTGGCCGAACGGTCGCCCGTTCTTGAGCATGTCGTCGTTCAAGGCGAACCCCTTGATGACGTATTCCCTGAGCACGCCGGTGGCCCAGATGCGGAACTGGGTGGCCTGCTTGCTGTTGACACGGTAGCCGACCGCTATGATCGCATCGAGATTGTAGAAGGCGACGGTGCGTCTGACGTTGCGACTGCCTTCTTGTCGAACTGACAAGAAATCCTTGTGAGTTGATTCTTCCTGCAGCTCGCCCGTTTCATAGATGTTTTTCAGATGCAGACTTACGTTCTGCTGGCTGGTGTCAAACAATTCTGCCATGCCGGACTGTGGCATCCAGAACGTGTCGCCCCAGTACGACACCTGCACGGGCACGTTGCGCCCGTCCGCCTGGTACAGGACTATCTCGGCCTGCTGGTTATTTGAATCATCCATGATTCAAAACCTCTTTCTCTAAAACGTGTTGAATTCGATGACTTTAAACAGGGTCAAAATCGACCCCCTTTTTTCCGATTCCCTCGAATTCGAGGGAATTACGCTGGCTCGTCCCCGTCCCCGTCGTATTTGTGCTCGTCCTCGTAGGCGGCGATGTCGAGGTCGCCGCGTTTGAGCTTGTTGAGGGTTTCAGCCACACGAGACTGCTCGGTGTTGACGGATTCGATGAGTTCGCATGGTGTCATGTTCCAGAGTTCGCAGAGTTTTTCGATGTCGCCGAGGGCCCATTCGTTTTCGTCTTTGATTCGGGAGTTGACGTAGGTCGCGCCTCGGTCGATGAGTTTCGCGATTTCCCTGTTGGAGATGCGGCGTATTCCCATTTGCGCTCTGATGGCGGCGCTTACCGTCAGCGCGAAATCGCTGACACCAATCTTTCCATGTCCCATGTGCCCTACTATAGCGCGTATTTACGCTAACACGCAATTGAATGCATGTCGCAGTAACGTAAAAGAAAAGTAATGCGCGTAAATACGACACGCCGACACTTGATGCTGCACGTTATAACGTGCATACTGTAGCTGTCGCTCAAACACGGAACACAAAGGAGGACAACCGTGACAAAGCTCAGCGAACAAGCGGCGGCTCGAATCAGAGCCGTGATGGCCGCACGAAAAATCAGCGTCGCGGACTATGCCAAACAAACAAACCAATCGGCCGACGTAGTCTCGCGCCGCATCAACGGCAAAGTCGACCTGTCCCTCACGGACATCGAGGCCTTCGCCAACCTCACCGGATATCAGCCCAGCGACTTCCTCAACAACCAGTTCATTCTGGACGATCAAAAGGCGGTGGCGTGATGGTTAGGACCTACCGGCTTGGCGGCGCGGAACGTGAGAGGGCCCGTGCGCTGATTCGTATTCTCAGCATCGACATGGATCGTGTCAGATGGTTGGACGGCCACCCGATGACGGTTCGCGTGTTTGATGACGGCAAATGCTGGGTCGAATACACGGGACTCGTCGTCTGCGACAAGGAAGACATCGATTTCTGTCTCCGTGGGCTCGAGCCCGTGGATGTCGGGCCGGGGTCTATAGGGACAGGATCCGGGAATGCCGGAACAGGATTCTTCGCGAGGATACGCGGATGTCTCTCGATTTCGAGGTCTCGACCATCGCGACGATGACGGTGCCGGACTCATGGCGCTTGAGCTTGGAGGCTCCACGGTATTCGACGATAGCGCCGCCAGTCGGCGTCACCCGAATGTCTCGTTCGGTGAGCCACCCGTTGTTGCGCAGTATCCACCCGTCCCCATCCGTCTTATCCACTCCCCAATCGGTCGAGAGGTACAGGCGTCGTTCCGCGTCGAAGGACAGCAGCAACGCCGTCAATCCCATCCAGTTGTCCGCCAGCCATTTCCACATGGCTCAGATTCTAGCCACAAAAAAATGCCGCCGATTGGAGCGGCGGCGAATGTCAGATTGAAAGAAGGTCCAAAATGACTGAATCCAATGTACAGCCCTTCGAGTTTCGGGGCAACCCGGTCGCCACGGTGACCACCGGGAACGGGACGGTGCTGTTCTGCGCGAAGCACGTCGCCACCGCACTCGGATACAAGCGCCCGGCCGATGCCGTTAAGCAGCATTGCAAGGGGTCGGTGATTCGCAGACCCCTTGAGACGGCCGGTGGAATCCAGCAGATGGTATTCATCACCGAAGGCGACGTGTACCGCCTCATCGCCAGCAGCAAGCTCACCAGCGCGGTCGAGTTCGAGCATTGGCTGTTCGACGAGGTAGTGCCCCAGATCCGTCGTACCGGCGGTTACATTCCCCAGGGCGAGACCCCGGAGGAGACGATGGCGCGCGCGGTGCTCATCGCGCAGAAGACCATCGAAGAACAACGGAAGCAGTTGGACGAGCAGAAGCCGAAGGTGTTGTTCGCGGACGCGGTGGCCACGAGCAAGAGGAGCATTCTGATCGGCGAATTGGCGAAGATCCTCAAACAGAACGGCGTGAAGACCGGCCAGAACCGGTTGTTCAAGCAATTGCGTGAGGACGGTTTCCTGATGAAGCGCAACGGGAATCCGAACATGCCGACGCAGAAGAGCATGGAACTGGGTTTGTTCGAGGTCAAGGAAACATCGATCGCCCATTCGGATGGTCATGTGTCGTTGAACTTCACGACGAAGGTCACGCCCAAGGGCCAGCAGTACCTCATCCAGAAGTATCTGGGCTGCACTCCCCTTGACTTGGAAGCGGGTGCGTGATGGCCGGTAGTCAAATCGAATCGTCTCTTGACGGCTGGCCGATCGCCAAGGTGGCGAGCTTCCTTGGTGTCTCGAAGGGCAGTCTCTACGTGTGGTCGTGCCACGACAAGTGGGGAGGCCGGTATCCGCCCGCGCCGAAACGCGTAGGCCGCAGGCTCGTTTGGAATCCACAGGAGGTCATCGACTACCGGGACCGGCGGTGCGCGATAAGCCGCAAGGAGCTGGTCTACGGCGAATAAGGGTTTCCCGGATTCAAAACCGGGAGAAAAGGAAGAGGTGCCGGCGTCGCACTGTCCAAGGTTCACGCCGGCACCAACATCACCAATCACATTGAAAGGAAAACAAGTGATGTCAGGACACAAGATTACCGGAATCCACGCCATCGGCGTCGAGATCCCGAAGGGAATGTCATTCAAGGAGCTCATGGAGCGGCTGCTTGAGGGAGGAGAGGCTGAGTTGGAGAAGGAGTTGGACGAGGAGACGCGCCAGCCGGAAACCGGCAAGTGCGATTGTCCGGTGTGCGATCCGGACAAGGACACCGTGGAGGAAAGATTGTTCCATCCGGTCGATCAGTGGCAGCACGCCGTCGATGTGGCCAGTGACGTGCATGACGCGGCCGGCTCTCTCGAACACGCGCTGTTCGAGCTGGGTGAGAACCAGTTGGCGTTCGAGGCGTCGATGATCCTCAGCCAGTCGCTGACCCTGCTGCGTGCCATCCAACGCAAGCGCAAGGAGGTTGAGGAATGAGCATCGAAGCATTGCGCAAAAAGAAGCGTATGCGCCGACCCCGGCCGAGGTTAACGGACGGGCAGAAATCGGCCGTATTACTGGCTCTCACGTTCTTCGAGGGTTGGCTGGTCGGTTTCGCCGGCACGCATAGTCGCATCCCAAGTCCGGTGGGTACGCCGCAGTGGATGATAACCGGCTCGCTCGCATTGGCGGTCATCCTGCCGCTCATGTTCGTGGGAATCCTGTTGAAGTGGGGCGGCGATGGAACAGCCAAGTGAGTTCACGCTCTGCTTGCCGGGCGACCCGGTGCCGAAGGGCAGGCCCCGCGTCTACAACGGGCATGCGATCACTCCGAAACGCACCGTCAGGGCGGAGGAACGCCTGTTCGCGGAATTCCGGTTGAAATACCCGCAGGCGAAACCGTTCCAATGCCCCGTGCGCTTGGAGGCGGAGTTCTGGATGAGCCATAGGGGTCGGCCCGACCTCGACAACCTGCTGAAGCTGGTTTTGGATTCATTGAACGGCGTCGCCTACGTGGATGACGCGCAGGTCGTCGAATCCCACGCCAGCAAGCGGATGCCCGACCTATGGGTCTACGGGTCGAAGGGCCGCTACCGGAAGCGCAAGAGCGGCGACCCCTACACGTGTTGCGGGCACGAGTACGAGCCGCACCTCTCTATCCGTATCAAGCCGCTCCCGGAATGGGAGCCGAACAAGCAAGGAGAACAATCATGAGCAAGCCGATCAACGAGCCACGCATGGTGCAACAGGCGCTCGTATCCGACGAGGACCTGAGCTTCGAACTGGCGGCCCTGGTGCCGACCGCGAACGGGATCACGAACGCCGCATCCACGTTCATCGACAAGGCCACCAAACTGTTGCTGTCCGACAAGATCATACTCACCAACGAGCAGCATACGGCCGTCACGTCGGCCATCGCCATCGCCCAACTGACCGTCAAGGAAGGCGCGGCCATATCGAAGCTGCTGCGCAACCCGGACGCTTCGGCGGAGGTCATAGCCGGACTGCGACTCACCTCCGAGGACAGGCAGGATGCCTGACCGGCGTCTTTGGATGCCGCGTTGCAGGACATGCGGGCCGCTCGGCAAGCCCACCGGACTGGACGAGGCGGTCACCTGCTGCAACCGGCACACGAACCAGACCAAGCATCAGACGGCGTGGTATCCCACCTACGCCCAAATCATCGTGAAAGGCACATCAAATGACTGCGAATGACACGTCAACCATTGAAACCACGGAGGCCGTGAACCCGGACGGGGAATTGCGCCAAGGATTGTTCGCCGCGCAGGCGGCGCGCATCGTCGAACTGCAGGCCGAGATCGCCAGCCGACAGGAGGAAATCGACAATCTCAAATCCCTGATTCTCGACTCGCATCCGGTCGGCACCTACCAGGCCGGCAACCTGAAGGTGCAGGTCAAGCCGGGCGCGCGCCGCATCAACGCCGGCACGTTCGAAAAAGCCTACCCGGCCACCAAGTATCCCGGAGCCTACCAGTTGCGGCCGCGGCCGCTCAGCCAGTTGGAGAAGCTGCTGTCGGCGGACGCGGTGGCCGATTACGCGATGAGCGGCAAGCCGACGGTGGTGGTCTCATGAACGCAGAACTGTCCAGCCTGGGCATCGCCCAGATCGTGGAAAGCGTTATCGCCGACTACGACCTGCACGACGAGGACGGCAACGAGCTGACCGACGACCTGTACGTCATCCGTTCCGAGCAGCTCGACGAGCTGGGCCTCACCGTCGCCAGACGCATCCACAAGGCCATACGCGAACTGGAGGCGCAGGGCAAGACCGGTTTTCCCGTGCATTCGATGGCCTTCGGCAGCATGCCGGTAACCATCGCGAAGGACGGCGACCGCACCTACACGCTGCGCTTCGACAATTCGGACGAGGCGGTGGCCATTACACGGCTCAGCAGAACCGCGTTGGCGGACATTAGGAAACAGATCAACGAGTTTTTGAAGGAGGTGAAGAACCATGAGCATGAATGACGCCATTCTCGCCGTAGCACAAGCCCAACAGCAGGGTGACGCGATACCCGTCGACGTGCCGCCCATGACGCAGTCGGCACCCGATATGGACAAGCCGCCGGCAACGCCGAAAACCAAGACGGACACGATGGAGGAACCACGATTGTGGCCGGAGATCCGCCAGCTCATCGAAGCGGATATCCAGAACGCTCCGCGTGAGCTGCAGCGTGAGATAGGCCCATCCGAACTGGGAACGGATTGCGTGCATTGCCTCGCGGCGAAACTGGCGGGCTGGCCGGAGCGTCGTTCGCCGGGTTGGCGGCCGTTCATCGGCACGTGCGTGCACGAGCACTTCGAGCAGATGTTCCGCGAGCTGAACAGGGATCCTGCGCACCAGTTCCTCTACACGAGTGAGGACAACGTGCACTGTCTCGCGGAACGGTGGCGCCCGGAGTACCGGGTCACCGTAGGCCGATTGCAGGGCCTGCACGGCGGCTACGACGTCACCGGTTCGATCGACCTCTGGGATCGCAAAACCCATAGCACCATCGATTGGAAGAACGTCGGCAACACAACCGTCACCAAGGTCAAGGCCCACGGCCCATCGCAACAATACCGGATACAGGCGTCGCTCTACGGCATGGGCCTGCAGAACGAGGGCGAACGGGTGGAACGCAACTGCATTTACTTCCTGCCCAGCAACAAGACCAGTTTGGGCGACGCTTTGCCTTGGGAGACAAGGTTCGACCCGGAGCCCGGCAAATGGGCGTTGAGCCGCGCCCAACTGCTCGTCAACCTCATGGATTGCGTGGAGCAGGCGGAGGGCCCCGACGTGCGCGACAGCTGGATCAAACAGTTGCCGGCGGCCGGACCCGACAAATGCTTCTCATGCAAGGGCCGGGTCTGGCCCGACATGAGCGCGCTCCCCGAATTCGACGAAAAGCCATGGCCGGACGTGCCCGACAAATGGCTCCAACTCATCCCCCTAATCGAATCCGAATACCAATTCACCAAGTAAAACAACGAAAGGAACACGACAATGTTCGGACAGCCACAACAACAATACGGTTACCCGCAGCAGGGGCACGGGTAACAAGAAGCACCAA